TACCTGCTGAAATTGTAATTGTAGCATTACCAATTGTTAGACCATTAATAGCTGCTGAAAGTTCAGCATCTGTTGCCATTGCATCTTGGATTTCTTTTAGTGTATCAAAAGATGAGTTAGCACCATTTACTAAGTTTGAAATCGCTGTGTCTGTATATGAGTTTGATGAACTAATCGCTGCAGATTGCGCCGCATTTGCTTTAGATGTTGCATCACTTGAAGCTGTTGATTCAGCTGATGCTTCACGTGCATCAACATATGATTTATTAGCTGCATCAGTGGATGATGTTGGTGTAGCCAATGAAGTAATTTTGTGACTGTTCATGTCGATAGTATCTTTCATGTCCAGTGTATCGTCTATGCGAACACCTTTCTTGAAACGTGTTGTTTTGTTTACGTTAGTACCAAAATCATCGTTATTACCATCATCTGCTTCACCGTCTGTTGTTGTTAGTTTTGTTGCTAGGATCGAAATGTTACGTTCCATGTCCGCCATACGTCTAAGAGACGATTTTGAACCTGAGATTGTAATTTCTTCTGCGCCTGCCTCACCAGTAAATTCTTCTAGTGAACCAGTTGAATTATACTTGTATTTCTTTGATTTATTAAATGAAAAGGTTCCTGTGGAACCTCCGTGTCTGACTTTTCTTCCCATTTTAACTCTCCTTAAAAGTTTTTTAGCCTCGTAGTATTAACTCTGTTATACCATGGCACTATATAGTGCCTAAGTAGGGGGTGGGAACCCCCTACCGTTGGACTAAATTATATTAGCTAACTAATTTCCATCCTTTGACTTCAATTTCGTCACCTACTTCAAGTATACTTGATGCAAATGTTACTACACCTGTTCCAACATTAACTGAACTTAGTTCAGTTGGTCTAACAAGTTGTCTGTTAACGTATACAGTATAATCAACTGCACCAACAACATCACTAAATGTATATGCTACTGTTGACGCATTAGTTACATCTTGTACTGAACTATGGAATGCTGAAGTTGAAATTTCTGTTTCAATTCCACCAATTTCACTGTCAATATATGATGTTGCTGCTGCTAGGGCATCATTTGCTTTATTAGTTGCATCTGTTGCCGCTGCCGCTTGTGCCGCATTTGCTTTAGAAGTTGCATCTGCTGCCGCTGTTGATTGGCAAGTATTGACTTTATTGGTTGCATCAGTTGCCGCTGTACTAATTGCTGCCGCTTGTGCCGCATTAGCTTTAGATGTAGCATCTGTGCTTGCTGCACTAATTGCATTTGATTCTGCTGTATTTGCTTTATTAGTTGCATCAGTTGCCGCATTACTTTCTGCTGTATTTGCTTTTGATGTCGCATCAGCTGATGCTGCCGCTTGAGCCGCATCTGCTTTAGTAGTAGCATCACTTGCCGCTGAAGCAATTGCTTCTGATTTTGCTGTAGCAATATTTGTAGCTGTTGAGGCTGCAAAATTAGCATCATCACCCATTGCTGCTGCTAGTTCATTTAATGTATCTAGCGCACCTGGTGCTGAAGCTACCAAGGATGCAACTTCTGTATCTGTATATGCTTTTGCATCTACTTCTGCTTGATCTGCATATGCTCTATATGCAGTTGTGATTGCTGTTTCTCTTGTATCTGTATATGCTTTTGCATCTACTTCTGCTGCATCTGCTTTAGTAGTAGCATCTGTTGCCGCTGCCGCTTGAGCCGCATTAGCTTTAGATGTAGCATCTGCACTTGCTGTACTAATTGCATTTGATTCTGCTGAATCAACATATGTTTTATTTGATGCATCTGTTCCTGCTACTGGTGTACTAACACCTTCTAGAACATTGCCACCTAATGCGATCGAACCACCTGTGCCTGGACGTAGATTAAGATCTGCTTGGCCAGCTACTGGACGGAATGTTGAAGCACATACTGTTGGTGAACCAGCATTATCTGGGTCATCGCCAACAATGCCTACTGCACCATATGTTACATCTCCACCATCTAGTGAAATTGCGCCACCTGCGTTAGGACGTAAGTTTAGGTTTGATACACTTGCTGTAGGACGGAATGATGACGCACATACTGCTGGGTTACCAGCTGCATCTGGGTCGTCGCCTACGATTGTTGATCCTGAATATGAAACTTCTGATGTTCCTGATAATTCTAAATCTGCATTAGCACCTAATTCAAGTGCGCCGCCTGTTACTGCAATGCCGCCTGCTACATTATTAAAGTCTAATGCTCCAATTTCTGAATCAGTATGTGCAATAGCTTCTGATTTTGCTGTAGCAATATTTGTAGCTGTTGAAGCTGCAAAGTTAGCATCATCACCCATAGCTGCCGCTAGTTCGTTTAGAGTATCTAGTGCGCCTGGTGCTGTGTCTACTAATGCTGCAATTGCCGCATCTGCATATGATTTTGCATCTGCTTCTGCTGTATCTGCATATGATTGTAATGATGTAGTTGCTGTGGCAACAATACCATCTGCATATGTGTTTGAACTTGTTCCAGTTGCATTTGCTTTATTTGTTGCATCAGTTGCCGCCGCTGAGATAGCCGCCGCTTGTGCTGCATTTGCTTTTGTAGTAGCATCTGTGCTTGCTGTACTAGTTGCTGTAGCAACAATACCATCTGCATATGATTTTGCATCTACTTCTGCTTGATCTGCGTATGCTTGTAATGCAGTTGTTGCAGTTACAATTTCTCCATCTGTATATGTATTTGCATCTGCTTCAGCTGTATCAACATAGCCTTCATTTGCTAATGTATGACCATTTACTGTTACTGGAACTGTCATTGCTAGTCCAGTGGCTGATAATGCAAACCTTTGGCCACCGTCTACAGTAATTCCAACTGTACCAGTACCCAAGTCAGCGATTTCAATTTCTGAGTCGCCTTCTGTAATTGCATCTGTTGCTATTCCATTTACTAATGAATCAACATATAGTTTTGTTGTTGCATGTCCATCTGCTGTTGGTGCACCAACATTAATAATTTGGTTATTGTCCATATCAACTTTATCACCAAACGTAACTGCGTCACCGCCCTGGTCTGTGATTTTTTTGTCTGAACCCATTTGTAGGGTTGCTGCTATTGATACAGTTGTAGCTGACTGAAGTGTTAATACACCAGTACCAGTTACTCTCGTAGTTAGTGATTGATCTGGGTCAGCTGTAACAACGATTGTTCCAGCATCAGATTCAATAACTTTTTGCCCATCAATATATAGTGAGCCTTGTGATAGATATAGGTCGCGCCATTTTTTGCTAGGACTACCTAAATCATAACCAGTAGTACCATCTGAGTCTACAGTTGGTATAATGTGACCAGTCATGTCCAGGTTACCCACCAATACTGAGTCAGCATTAGTATTGAAGCCACCGTCTATAAAAAATTGTTTTTGTGCCATTTTTTAAAAATCCTTTTCGCGAAAGAGTTTTAGTTGCATTGAGCAACTATAATATTTATTTCAACATATGTAGTATTAACTACTTTTATATTGAAAATTTTAGTGTAGTTGAGTGCAACTGAATGTTGCACCCAACTTTATTGAATTAACTCTTACACATCAATGTATGTTGAGATAACTTTTACTGTTGCAGTACCTGAAGAGCATGTGTAAATTAGTTCTACATTATTGCCGTTCATTGTAACACTAGCATCACCAATTAAATCTGAACCTGTATAAACAAGTGCATATTCTGTGATGTATGCGTTTGTACCATCGTGTACTACTAATGCTTCACGTGTTTCATATTCACCGTTATCATCTACTTGAATGATATACTTAGCTGAACGATATTTTGTTCCGTCAAATGTATCAACTGTGTCGCCAGTTGTAGATGCTGTAACTGATGCTTGCTGGATGTATGCTTTTACATCTGCCGCAAACTTATCTTTTGTTACAGAAGCTGCTGCAATGAATGGTACGTTTACAATTTGGTGAGAAATTACAACTGCCTGTGTTCCTACTGGAATTGCACTGTTGAATGTAATTTGCTGTCCTGAACCATTAAGTGTATAGTGTGTACTTGGATCCTGGATAACACCACCCACAAACACCATCGCATCATCTACTGTTGAGTAGAAGTTAAGTGAGAATGTTGTTTGTGAACCATCACCATCAATTACTTGGCGGTGTGGAGTTGCAAATGCTAGTTCTGATGGATCGACCAATGTCATTCCACCTTCATCTTCGTCTACACTTAGAACATAACCAGCTTTATTAGTATATGATGAGCTGTTTACGTCATCTAATTGTAGAACTTCTGAAGCAACATTACCTACTACAAGGTCACCGTCTGCGTCAAAGCGTAATGCTTGACCTTCGTTACCTGAAGCACCTGGGAATGTATATGCACCTGTGTTAATTGCATTTAATGCTCTTGCATCTGTAAAGTATAGGTTAGTTGAACCTTCTGATAAATCATCTGTATCATAAACACTAATATCTTGTGCCGCAATTGCCGCATCTAGGAATGCTTTTGATACTGCATCACCAGCTTGTGCCGCTGAACCTAAACCAGTTACCATGTTGCCGCCCATTGCTAGGTCGCCTGACATAGTATCGCCAGCTTTTGCTATTTTTAGATCTATATTATTTTGTAATGTAGTATCTGCTGCTGCAAAGTCTGTTCTAATGCTTGTATCAGCCGCTGCACGATCTACGATCTCTTGTGCAATGTCTGATGCGTTAGTTGCGATGTCAGTTTGGTTAGCTGTAACTAAACCAGTTAATGTTGAGTCAGCTGATTGGAATGCACTTACGATTTCAGTTAGTGAGTCTAAAGCTGCTGCATCTGTGTTAGAAATAATATTGTCGACTTTTGCTTCAATACGTATTTCTTCAGCTTCTGCTCTAGTTTCTTCTGCTAAAATTGCCGCTGCATTTGCTGTAACCTGTGATTGGATACCAGCTTCTACACCAGTTGCACGTGTAACTTCAGCTGTTACAAGACCTTCAATTCTTGCTTCTTCTGCTATAGCACGTGTTTCTTCTGCATCAACGTCTGCTGTACGATCTGTTACTTCTTGTGTAAGTGCAGTTTCGTTTGCTTTAATTGCTGCATCCAGTAGTAAGTCAACTGCTTTTAGGTTTGATGCTGCATCAATGTAGTTTGAAGTAGTATGTGCAGTAAATGTACCGTCTAAGTTTAGACCTGCGCCTGCTTGTGTTGCAGTAATTTCAGATAAGTTGTTTGCAATACCTGTTGCATTTGCTGATTCAGCTGCACGTGCAGTTGTAGCTTCTGCTGTAATAGCATTTGCATTTACAAGTTCTGCTGCCATTGCACGAGTTTTCTCTGTTAATACTTCAGCGTCTGTATATGTTGCCGCTGCTGTAATTGCATCTGCTTCTGCTTGATCTGCATATGCTTTTAGAGATGTATCTAAAGCTGTATCTGCCGCTGCAAATTCACCACGGATTGCAGTGTCTTCTGCCGCAAATTCACCACGTACTACATTATCTGCCGCTCCAAATTCTGTACGGATAGCTGCACGGTCAGTTGTTGCTGCCGCTAGATTTGTATCTACTTCACCATGTACTTCGTTTACTGCGTCAACTAAGTTAGATGCTGTTGTGTCTAGATCACCAATTGTGCCAATGTTTGTAGTATTTGTATCTACTTCACCATGCACTTCGTTGATCGCACCAACTAGTGTTGTTGCTGTAGTATCTAGTGATTCACCACCAGTTGCCACTACTGCTTCTAAGCTATCTAAACGACCTTCAGCTGCATCCATTTCTGTTTCCAGTGTATCAATGTCGCCTTCGTTAGTTGTTAAACGTGTTCCGTTAGCTGTAATTAGACCTTGTAAAGTTGAGTCTGCTGCTGCAAATGCATCACCAATCTCTTTTAATGTGTCTAATGCACCGTCGGCATTTAATAAGATAGCGTCAATACGTGCTGTTTCTGTATCAATGTTACCTTGTAACGTTAAGTCAGCTGCAAGTCTTGCCGCTGTTTCAGTTGTAATTGCTGCTGCGTTTGTAGCAACACCTGCTGTATTAGTATCTACATCTGTACGTAAGCCAGCTTCGATACCAGTTGCACGTGTTACCTCATTTGAAATAGCTAATGTATTAGCATCTTCTGCCGCTGTTGCACGTGTTACTTCTGCCGCAAGACCATTTGTTAATACTGTGTCCGCTGCAATTCTGTCAGCTTCTTCTGTATCAATATTTGCTTGTAGCGTATTGTCAGCATTTGTACGATCTGTTACTTCTTGAGCAATAGCACCTGCATTTGTTGCAATATCAAGTACGTTTTGATCAATTTCACCGTCATGTGCAGTGATTTGAAGTTGTAGAGCTGTGTCAGCCGCTGTAAATGCAGTTGTGATTGCAGTGTCAGCATTTGTAAATGCTGTTGTTACTGCCGCATCACCATCTTCAATACGATCTTTTAGTGTATTGCCTGATGATCCGTCTACAGTTGCATCACCAATTAATAGTGCGTCTTCTGTATCAGCGTGTGCAATTGCTGCCGCCTGTGCCGCGTCTGCTTTAGTAGTAGCGTCTGCCGCCGCTGCCGCTTCAACTGCATTATCGTCTGCTGCACGTGTTGCCGCTTCTGCATCGATATTGCCTTGTAATGTAGTATCCGCTGTTGCACGTGTAGATGCTTCACTATCAATGTTACCTTGTAGTGTTAGATCTGCTGATGCTCTAGTTGTTGCTTCTGCTGTAATAGCTGAAGTATTAGAGTTAATCAATGCTTGGAAATTTGAGTCAGCTGCTTGGAATGCCGCTACAATTTCTGTTAACGAGTCTAGTGCCGCTGCATCTGTGTTTGAAATGATGTTATCAATTCTACTTGTTTCAGTTGCTAGGTCAGTTGTTAAAACTAGCTCTGCTGCTTCAGCACGTGTTTTTTCAACAAGTACATCTGCATCAGTATCTGCTGCTGCCGCCGCAATTGCTTCTGCTTTTGCTGTTGCAATACGGTCTGTAACTGTGTTACCACTTGTACCATCCACTGTAAGATCACCTACGTGAGCTTCAATTTCATCATCAGTATAGTTATTTGCCGCTTCTTCAACATCTGTAATTTCTTGATCTGTGTATGCATTTGCTGTTGTAATTGCATCTGCTTCTGCTTGATCTGCATATGCTTCCATTGCAGTTGTTACTGCCGTATCTGCTGTTGCAAAATCTGCACGAACTGCTAAATCAGCTGCTGTACGTGCTGTAACTTCAGATTGAATTGATGTTGCATTCGCTTGTTCAGCTCCTGTTGCACGTGTTACTTCTGCTGCTAAGTCTGTAGTTAAAGTTGAAATTTCACCATCTGTAGCTGCAATTTCTGCCGCTAGTCCACTTGTTAGTGTAGTGATATCACCTTCATTTGCAGTTACTCTTAAATCAAGAGCATTGTCTGCCGCTAGTCTTGTTGCCGCTTCGGAAACTACTGCTGCTGCATTTACTGCTTCAACACCTTGCGCACGAGTAATTTCGTTTGCAATTGCTGTAGCATTTACGCCTTCTGCACCTGTTGCACGTGTTACCTCATTTGAGATAGCTGTTGCGTTTGCTGCTATACCAGCAGTAAATACTGAGTCTGCAGATTGAAATGCAGTTACGATTTCACTTAGTGAGTCAAGTGCAGCTGCATCTGTGTTTGAAACGATGTTGTCAATCTGTCCTTGTAAGTTACTATCTGCCGCTTTATATGCCGTATCTAAGGCAGTATCTGCCGCTGTACGGTCACTTACTTCAGTAGCAAGGTTTGTAGTTAAAGTACCTTCTGCTCCTGTTGCACGTGTTACTTCCGCTGCTAAGTTGTTTGTTAAAACTAATTCTGCCGCCAATGCACGAGTTTCCTCTGCCGCTACTGCTGCTGCAATATCTGCCGCAACTGCCGCTTGTGCTCTTGCATCTGTAAAATAAAGGTTTGTACCTTCAGCTAAATCATCAGTATCAAAAGAACCAATAAGATCTGAAGCTGTTACTTTACGTAGCGCACTTTGTGCATTACTATGAATTAGTAGAGTGTCTAAGCCCGCTAGAGTATTACTTGCCGTTTGGCCGGAAACCGAAGTAACATCTAGTTTTGTGTTGATAACCGCTTGGTTAGCCAACGCTGGACTCTTAATCTGTCTAAAAGCCATTAAGAATTCTCCATTCAAATATATTTGTGAGAAGTATATAATCTATTATATACCATGCACTTACTCGACAATTACTCGTAGAATAAATGCAATGGTATTTATAGTGTTGGTCTAGCAATTATAAGGTATGATAATTATAAAGTTGAAAATTTAGATTGGAAGATATCTAAAATCTACTACTGCGTTTGTTGCAGGAGCATTTGTTATAGTAAGTGTCGTACCACTTATACTATAATCTGTAGGGGGCAAAATTAAGCCATTGACAATCACCAAAACACTATGCACAGTGTGGCCCAGAGGCACTGAATAGTCTGTAGTTGTAGCATCTCCTGTATATTGGGTACTGTTGTAAACAAAACTTATATGAGCATTTGTAATACTATTGTTTGGTATAGATTGATTAGTAGCATAATCTGCATATCTGTATTTTACATATACATCTGTTCCATTATCTGGAGTTAGAGTAAATGTTAAAACATTATTTGTTATACTAAAAATATCAGGACGCTGCAAAACATCGTTTATGTAAACATCTATATATTCGCCGCCTGCTGGTGTATTGCTTAAAGTAAAAGAAGTTTGTGTTCCATCTGCAATAAAAGTTTCTGCTGGAAAGACTGTTGCTACTGGTAACGCTAAATCACTTCTTAACGTAGCTTCTAATGTTGCTAAATCAGCAGTACTTGCAATTTGTGCTGCACTATCCGCATCTTGAAATGCAGTTACGATTTCAGTAAGAGAATCAAGTGCGGCTGGATCTGTGTTAGTAGTGATAAAATCAATTTGGGTTTGAAGATTTGTATCTGCTGCTTGCCTGTTTGCAATCTCTTGTGTTAAATCTGTACTAATCTGTTGAGTTACATTTGCATCACCAACACCAAATCTGCCATCATATGTTGCGCCGCTTATGTAAACGCTTTTACCTGTAAAAGATTTTCCGTTTGGTAAATTTTCTCCAATAAAGTTTAATACACCAGATTGATAATCAAAGAACCATTCGTCCTCGTTATTAGTACCAGTTACGAATACTTTGTTTGATATAATATCTGCACCTGCAGGATCATTACTATCATGTATAAAAATACTTACTAGATATGTCGATCCAAATTCAGGTGGGATCCAATCTGTAATACTTGTTTTCCAAGTTCTATTTTGTGTTGCTGTAATATCAGGACTACACTCCACTGTAGTATATAATTTAACTACACTTGTGTCTGATGATGGCTTTACTGATGGGATTTCAGCAGCCTCTGCCCAAACTTTATCACCACGTAATAAAAGCGGACTTGCAATACTTTCATTAGGTGCTAATTTGTTGGCATTAGTATCAGTCTTAGTAACACCATATCCAACTTTCTTAAATAAGTAATCTACCTTTTGTGAGTCAGTGATAGCCATTAGTTAAAATCCTTCACTGCCAGTGTGGTAATATTTTTATTACTTTCTAATCCTATTCGCACAAGGATTATATTATTAGTTGCATTACTCATATTTTCACTACCCAAAGTCATAATATATGTATTGTTTATACTTGTATTTGTTGGTACTACATCGTTTCCAGTTAATGCGCTTCCATCTATACCATTACCGCCATTTGCAGTATTGCTTCCTGGAACACCAACGCCAGCGTACTGTTCTGTACAAGGGATCCAACCATTTAAACCACTAGAGCTGTCTATTTGTGTTCCAGGTGCCGCAATCCACATCCCACTAATTCCGTTAGATGCGATTTGTATTCCAAAGTTAGCTGCAACTTTTCTTTGGAATGCAAATGTAAAATATTGTGTACCAGTATCTGAACTTCTGTCAGGACCAACTGGTAGATATCCTGTGCTATAATCTGTTGTATCATGCGAAAGTGTTCCCCATCGCACAGTGGCCTCATTTGTGCCTGCAACTGCAATTGCACCAGTAAATGGATTTTGTGTAAAATCAGTACTACCAACAAAACTAGGAGTACTGCTAGTAGCATTTATAAAGTCTGCTATTCTAAATGCATCATTTGTTAAACTTCCATCTCCCAAACTATCATCTACAGGTATACTATTTTCTATAATACCAAAAGGATTAGAAGTATGTACTTGTATTTTTTCTTGAAGTTCTTTATAGTTTCCTGTTCCATTTACATTAAACGTTCTAACTTTAAGAGTTTCTACAGCCGCTATATTGGAATTTGTTATATCAATAGTTTGATCAGCAAATGTATAATTTAATGTATTTGTATTAGGGATGCCATTAGTCAAATAAGCCACGTCTTCTAGATCAGTATAAGTTTTATATTGCGTACTAATTGTTGCTCCAGAAGTACCTTCTAAATTGTTACCATTGCTAATTTCAAATACATTGTTTGTATCTCTATATGCTTGTCCTATCCAATTACTTACACTTACACCGCTAAGTGTTAAACTAGGACTACCTGAGTTATAATAAGGAATACCTGATATATATCTATAATTTCCTGCATTATTTTCTACAATAGATGCACCTGTTATATCATTATCTGGTACATTTGTTAGATCATCACATACTACTGTTACATAGTTTGTATTACCTGTTTCACTGTGTTCTATACGCTGGTCATTAACACCAGTTGGGTATTCACTAAATGGCTTTGTAATTTTAGAGTCAAATGTTTGATAGAAACCTGTAGGATACGTACTACTACTGATACTATCATTTGCATCTCTCTGATCTGTAATTACAAGACTATCAAATGTGCCATTTTCGCTTAATGCTGTTGTAAATGATTGACTACCATCAGCTACACCATTTACTATTGCTGTTACTGTTCCGCTTAACCCATTGTATGCATTTTGAGCTATACTTGTATCTAATGTACCGTTAGTATAACGTCTTGCAGTATTTGTTTCTAGGCTATCGCCTGCACTTAATGGACTAGTATCACTATTATCTGTAAACCCAGATGTTAATTTTGGATTTATACCTTGATGAGGATCAGTTAGTGTTATATTTTTTGTGCTTAAACCAGTAGGAGCAACAGGTACAGCTCTTACTTCAAATGTTAAATTATCTGTGTCTGTTTGCTGTGTAATGTCTGGAGTGCCAGTTGCAGTCATAACAAGTTGATAATTACCTGCTCCAACACCTGTGAAATCATGCGACACACTACTTAAATCTGTTGTTGTATCATTTACACTACCATCATTCCAATCCCAATCAAATGTATCACCATGTTGTGTTGTGTTGTTAACTGTTGCTAATGCACGATTTACCCCATTATAATCAACACCATCATATATATCATATTGGTTATCTCCATTACGATCTGACACGCTATCTGCACTACCATTTATGTTTGCTCTTACATCTGGTTCAACATGTATTATAAAGTTGCTACTAGTAAATGGACTATTTGTGTGATTGCTAATTACTTGCAAGTTTCCTGTAAAATCAGTTCCTGTATTATTTCCTGGCAAAGTATACTTGTGTGTAATTGTTTGTCCAGTGTCGCCAGGTTGATTAGTGCCTGCATTTACAGTTTGTATTGTTCCGTCTCCAAAATCCCATCTATACGTTATACCGTATTGAGAATGGTTACCAATTGTATTTTCTGTATTATTTGTAAATGTTACAGTTAGTCCATTATTTGACTGTTCGTTAATACCAGTAACAATATCACTAGATGTATCTGGAGTATGAGTATCATAAATTTTATAACTTGCATCATCATCAATAGGAATAAGTCCAGGAGTACTTGTACTATGTACATCCAATGTTAAGCTAACTTGTCTAGATACTTCTTGTTTTGGACTTAATGCAAACGTATGCGGTATTCTTGCACCCGCTGCACCACCTGCATCAATATCATCTGTAATTACGTTGTCACTAGAACCATCTCCCCAAGTCCATGTATATTGTATTGTAGCGCCGGTTGTATTTGAAGTTGTATTTTCAAAGTATACAGTATCGCCATCATCCCAAAAAGTGATTGCATTGCCGCCAGTTGGAGAGTCGTATGCAGCAAAACTTACTGATGGATCTGCTGTAAAGATTGTAATATAATTTTCTCTTAATTTTACTGATTGGCTACCACTTCCTATACCAAGATTATTGAAAGCTGTCACGTGTACATCAAAGGGACTACCTACATTATCAGCATAGGTGTGGGTAGGGGTAGAGTCTGTAGTGGAATTTGTTACTGATCCGTCTCCCCAATCAATGGTATATCTATTTGCATTTCCTTCTGATGTAATTGTAAGTGTAGAAGTTAATCCAGCACCACCTACTAAAATATCTGAAGTGAAATCTACATTTCTCACAAATGTATTATTTCTTACATTTTCAATTACTTCATTAAGATCGTCAATTGCTTCTGTAAGTGTTTGGTCGTCTCTGAAATCTTGATATGCCCCATCATCAAAAGATCCATCTGGAGGAGTTCCTAGCAAAAGGTTTGCTTGTCCTGTTGCTGCTCCTATTACAGATTCTAAATAGATTTTTGTGACGAGGTCTTGTGGGTCTATAGGATCCTGTGCATTTTTAACAATTTTAGCAGAAACATCTATATTATTGTTAGTGCCAGCATCTAAAACTAGCTCTGCATCAGAAGCTAATTTACCAATACTATGGTTTATATTAATTGCCAACTTTAGTCCCCTTAGGTTATACTTGTTCTAAAATGCGATATAATTGCCCAACCATTAGGCGTCCACATTAAATAGATACTATCTCCTAAGTTATTAAAAGTTACAGTAGTATACCCTAAGCCATTATCAGGGCTAAGTGTAACAGGATTGTTAAGTGCTTCTGTTGCCACAATCGTAACAAGTTGACCTAATTCTCCATCTGGAAGTGTAGGTGAAACATTTGTTGCGCTTGTTATATAGCTAACTCCATGATCTACAGACACTTCTGTTCCTGCGTTAGAGGTAATTTGTGTCATAAGGATTTTATTAGCGTAAATTTTATCCCATTGTTTATTATTGCTACCTAAATTGTAATTATTTGTTGTGGTTGGAATTACATCACTTGAAATATTAGAGTTTAAAGTTAAAGATCCGCCAGTGTTACCAATAGTGATAATATCACCATTTGCAATTAGTGTACCTCCAATATATAAATCATTGTTTATGTATGCACCACCTTTTACAAGTAAGGCTGATTCTGTATCAACAATAGCTTCTAAATCAGCAAAATTTAAGGTACTATTAATTACTAGCCGACCATCGTCAGGTTTTATATATGATGCCATTTTTTTCTAATCCTTCAAGAGTTTTTTTTTCTATATGTATTTAGCAAAATTTACGTTGTATATAATAAATAAAAAAGGCCCGCATAATGCGAGCCTGTTATTAAAGTGATAGGTTGGACTCTGTGAATACCAACAACCCCTTTGTAGAGCCACGCTCAAATCAGGGAACTTCATATTAAACAGTTACGTCTAAAAATACAACTTCGTATCTCTACGCTCTTGCATTGCCACCACAGCTATGAACCAAGTTACGACCTCTACGGACCGCCATTCCTTGCACTATCTAACTTAGGATATCTCCTAACCTATGTATATAATATAGTACTTTTAGACACAAATGTCAAGAGAAAAAGGCAAATTAATTCACCTTTTTTTAATTTTTTTTATACTGTGAATGAAACTCCATCAAATCCAACAATTGTAATATCACCACGAGCATCTATTTGACGTGTTATATAATCTTTGAAGTACTGTATAGCTACTTTTTGTCCTAACATCATTCCTTCATCACCATCTACACGATAATGCACACCTGCAATATTACGACCAATAGCAATGTTTGCCGCTAGTTTGTTTAGTTCTCCATGAACTGTTAAGTCTCCAGAGTCACTACGAGTATATGCTACACGAGCTGTACCGTTTGTAGAATGCATTACACTTGAATAATTACCCATTGATGACCAGTTTGTATCTGCATACATTAGTTTTAGTATTGTTGCACATGCACCTGCGATCACAGCATGGCCTGCTGGATAAGCTGGGTGTGTTGGTGATCCTTCTGCATACAATAATGGTAAGAAAGGTTCATTATCTCCACCATTTGCTACGTTAAATGCTTTTACTGCATTAATTGTTGATTGTGCATTTGTAGTTAATGATGAATCATAATATACAGGACTATCTCCTGCAATGCCAGTTACTACACGTGCAGCCATTGTTTCTGGTCGTAGCCTTAACTGTTGTCTCCACTTTTGTACCCATGCCGCTGATAACGCATTTGCTGAAACTGCCGCTACCGCTGGAGCAACAAATGCTGGCCCACCTTGTGTTAAGAATGCACCGCTATTAGATGGATCTACATCACTAAATGCTGTGTGTCTTGTGCCACCTTGTGCTAACATTGATGCTGCATAATAAAAATGTTGATAAACAAAATCACTGTGTACAATTGTACCAAGTGAACGTCCATTCCATATATACTGATCAGAACCATTTGCGGCTTGTGCTACAGGAACAGTTCCGTCTGCAATGTCTTTAAAATTACTTTTTGTAATTCCATATACACCAGTATGGTAATTATATTTTTGTTCGATCTCATGAGCACCTAATTGAAAGTCATGAATTAAAAACTGTGAGATATATGGCCCAGTAAGACAACCAGGCGCCACGCCACGGAATAATTCAGCTCTTGTTAATGTACTACTACTTTCGTTTACAGGTCCTTTGTATTCAGAACCAAACGCATTTAAGTTTGTTACTGCACGATCAGCATCTGTATCTGCGGCACCAAAGTTAAGATGATCAAATGAAGTATCTCTCTGTATATTCATTTCCCAAACTTCTACCATTTCGCCGGCAGCTTCTTCACTATCAAGTGCTGGTGATGCTTTCATTGTCATACCGTAAGCATCTTGTCCTGTACTTTCTACAATGAAAGCACCAAGAGGATTAGCTAGTTTACGTGTTGCATTAGGGGAAAGGCTAACTTGTTCTAAATCAACTTTAGAACCGCTTTCCATTGCTGTTTTTAATTTTTGTGTTTCTGTTGCATCAGGAAGCAATGTGGTTGCATCATGCTGTAAAGTTTTACTAAACATAGCTGGAGTATTATTCGCAACCATGTCTGGATTTTTAACTTGTCCAGTTTCAAATTCTTTACTTCTTGAAAGTGTGTTAGTTATACGCTTTTGATTAAAGCCATTTTTTTGATTATTTTCTTCTATTGAACTCATTTTATTCTCCCTTATGAAAAGAAATAGCATAGAACTTAAAAGTCCTATGCTACTATTTAACTAAATCTTAATATTATTTAAATTAAATGTTATTAATAAATCTTTCTAGATCGTTTGGCAGAACGGGATTTTCCATTCGCTCAGGATGCCAAACTATACCCCATACTTTATTAATATTATGTTTGAATGCTTCAATGTCACCTTCTTTTGTAATAGCAGTAGGCGAAAATCCCTCTGCTAATTTTAAAATTTTATTTTGATGATAGCTGTTTACTACAACAGATTTATTATCCATTGTAACTTCATGTTCCGTTTTATAATGATTTTCACATTCTATATTAACACCTTCTTCAAGTTGATTAATTAAAAATGCTCCGTGGCAAACTCCTAGTACAGGTTTTTTCTGTTTATAACACTCAGTAAGTAGTCTTATTTCTGTTATTATCCTGGGGCTACTTGCATCGCCACCTGTAAAGATTACCATGTCTAAATCTTTGATAATATTAGAAAAATCTTGTTCTGGATTGTTTGCTATATTAAAAAGCGTATGATCGCTTAGTAGGTTGTACCAACCATGTTCTAAACAATCATACGCAAAATCATTGTAATGGAATATGCGTTGCGTTAACCCAATATTCATTTACAATATGTTCTCTTACCAACCGTAAGCTTCGTTTACTAGCTCGTCTGAACCTTCTGCTTTAACTGTGTTTAAGCATGAAACGTTGTATAGGTCTTTTCTCATACCGTCAACGATGTCTAGTACGTGTGCTTGTACTTCTGGTGTTGTTGCAATTGCTTCTAGTTTCATTGCACCAATAGTTGAGTGGAAACCCTCGTCTTTAGCAATTTTTGCATATGACTTTGCAATGAATTCGTCTTCAATTGATTCTGCCATTTGTGCCCATACTGCTGCCGCACGTCCTTCAGCAACGATTTGATATACAGCTAGAGCTGCTTCATCATTTGATGCTTCGTACGCTTCTAGTAGATCAGCACCTTTAGCTTGTGGCTTTGCGGCCTCTGCTGCGATTGCTGCGTCTACGTCTAGTGTTTCGCCTGTGATTTTTTCGATGCACTCTTTTACCATACGGAAGTGAACTGCCTCATCGTGCGCTTGCTTTGATAGGTTTTGTAGTTCAATTGGGTCCGCGTCTGCTGGCATTGAAGCAACTTGGCGAGAAATCTCTACCATGTTCATTCTTTCGTTTACCATACGACCTGTGAAGTGCTCTACTAGCTCTTCCATTGAGTTGTTTTTTGACTCAAAATATGCTTTCACATTCATTTTTGATGCTGTGAAAAGTGCTTCGTTATCTTTTTGTAGTTGTGCTACAAATTGTGTTGATGTTGTCATGATTAATTCTCCATTTGACTTAAATATAATTCACTTATGTGAATCTTGAAAAAATCATTTATTACTTATCAGGTAAATAAATGAATCGCACTCAGTCATATAACAGCTCTGTTATACCAGTGCGATACATCTTCGATGCTGTAGCACAACTCTGTGCTACAGTTTTATTTATCCTATTACAATCCGTTTGGTATTATGACGTAATGAATCATTAATACTACGCCAACTGATGCGGCTAGTCCAATCATCATTTTAAAGAAGTCACGTGTAACAAGTGGAAACACTGTTTTAAACTTGTGCTTGCCTGTCATTGTTGCCATTGCTAGTTCTCTACCACATAGTAAACCTACAAACACCCATGTTGTTGACATTGGAATGTCGTTTAGCTCTTTAAAGAACCAAAGTATTAACCAATATACTAAATCAATTATTGTAGCACTTCTTACATATCTTGTATTGTGTTTTTCAATGACAATATTTTGTATTTTGCCTCCACCTTCGCGAAACATAAAATAAAGTCCGCCAACAAATATTAAACTTACTAATACCATTAAATCCCAAGGAATTTGACGTGGTAAAAATACAGCAATATTTGCCATATCGTGTGACAACCAAGTAAACCACAACAACCCTGTTGTTATCCATTGTCCAATGCGCCACCAGCGTTTGTGTTTTTCTTTAACTGGCTTTGCTTCATCTAATAGTTTACTTACTACAATCCATATTGCATAAGCGGCTACTGCGGCTACTGCATAACCCATCATTGATTTTAGTAGCATTTTTTCTAATACAAACGTGCTTGCAAATGCACTTAGTACAAGAAAACTTGTACTTACTGGTACACCTATTCTTGTTAAAAGTAAAAGCAATGCAGGTGCTGTTGCATGGTACCATTGTATTTCCTGAAAGGGAATTTTGTTTAGACGACCATAACTAATATCGCCTCCGTTCATATACCACCCATACCATAGTGTATATAATAAAACAGCCGAAGCGGCTGTCCACATTGTTCTCCAATGAAATTTTTCGTTGTTTGATGCGATCCATGTTCCCAATGTTTGAACAGAATCATTAGCGATAACTGCATAGGCTGCAAATAAAAAGCCCACCAGCATCCATACTGTGAGTAGTTCCATAATTATCTCCTTTGCTTGCCAGCTTTACCCTGGCGCTCACAAATGTAACTTTAGGTTACTAAATTATTTATAGCATAAAAAGAAAATCAGTCAATAAAAAAGCAGGGCCAAAGCCCTGCTTTCTTGTTTTTTAAATTCAGTAAAACTTACTGGAATGTTAGGTTAGAATCGTTAACACCGATCTTCGCTAGGTAGTCTGCTGCATTACCAAGTGATGATGCTTGGTTGTTTAGCTCTACATAGCCGTAACGTGTCATGAATGACACTGTTGGCTCGAATGTTGCCGGATCTAGTACTGTGCCTGATGACATTAGTGGGATGTATGGGCAATAGAACGCTGCCGCATCAATTTCACCGTCGCCTTTATAGCCAACTAGTACTGGTGTTGAGTCGTTTGCATACTGGTCTACGAACACTCTCATTGTGTTGTTTAAAGTACCTACGAATTTTGTATTTGTTGGTGCTTCAAAAGGACCTTCTGTTGTACGTGCAAATGCTGATGTTGTTGCTGACTGTAGTACTGTTAGTACTGTTGGTGATACAACTACATAGTTACCTGCGCCACGGCGTGTTCTTGCCGCGATTAGGTTTGCTGCTCTGTTGATTAAGATTGCTAGTGCCGCATGTTGGTCACCTACGAATGTTGCTTGGCCTGTTGCCGCTGCTTGGTCGTATGTGTCTGTAGCTGTGCCTGCTAGTGATCTTAGTGAAGTTAGAACTTCTTGGTCGATTTCAGCAGTAATTTCTTGTGCAAGTGCTTGCATAATTTCTGCTTCTACATCTAAGCCGTGCATTGACTGTGCGTCTTGCGCTGCTTCGAATGTCCAACGTGCTGATAGCTTACGTGTTTTTGCTTCAACAGTTTGTTTTAGAACTTGGATAGATAGTTTTCTACCAGCTTCTGCTTCTAGTGCTGCTGTTGCGTCTGGACCGCCGTTTGCTGCATTACCTGAGTAACCTTTTGCAATTGCAAATGGTGATAGTGCTTCATCACCTGCTGTTACACCAGCGGCTGTTTGGCCGTAGCGTACTCTTAGTGTGTGAATTTGGCCTACTGGACCTGTCATTGGCTGAACGCCAACTAATTCGTTTGCAATAACCGTTGGCATTACGCGGCGGATTACTGGTAGAATTACTTTGTTTAGCGATGCAATGTTGCCCGCCATTGTTGAACCTGCAACTGCTGATTCTGAAAGATATGTTTTAGTGTTTTCTAAAACTGATTCCATTACAACTTTTTTGTTGCCTGTTAGACCATCTGTTAGGGCTTCTTTGGTTACACCCCAGTTTTCAAATAGGTTCTGTGACATATTGGTATACTCCTTATGATTTGATACCTGCTAGTTTTTTTAGGTTAATGATTTCCGCTTCACTAGATGTGTCTAGTTCTGGGGTTTTGTTACCTGTAACCTCAGTCGTCTGAGATTCGTTTAATTTTTGCGCTGTTTCTGTTTTAACTGTTTCGTTTAGTACAGTTGGTAGATACTTGTTAAATGCTGATTTTAGATTTTTTGTTGCAACACTTTCTAGTAGGCTACCCATTAATTCACGCTTGTCTTTGGACAGAGTTCCAAGCATTTCTGACATTGCTGCCTCACGCTCTCTGCTTTCTTTGATTTGGCGAACTTCTTTATTTGCTTCATCAATTTTTGCTTCTCTGTTTGCAATTTCTTCCTGTGATTCTGCTAACGCAACTTGTACGTTTGCAAGCTCTTTGGAAATTTTCGAAATGTGTGTTCCCTCTGCTAAGTGAGAACCCATAAACTCAGCTGCAAATGTTTCGAACAGTTTGCGTCCAAACATATTTTCTTTAGCTTGTTTAATGTCTTCTTTTAATGTACCAAGCTCTGTAGATAATGTTGATTCAACAATACCTGCAAGTTTGGTAGAAGCTTTTTCGATGAACTCCGCTTTTGCGTTGGCAATAATTTCTTTACCTTCGCTGACAAGTTTTACCTTTTGCTCTACAAGGTCTTTTTTGTCTTGGTGGAATTCATTAAGTTCAGTAGTTAATTGTTCCATTACAAAGTCTTCAAGCTGTTCGAAGTTTCCTTCTTGTGCTTTTCTGTCTTCACGTAACTCTGTAATTTCACGCTGTAATGTTTCCATTACAAACTTATCTAAAAGTTCTGCATGTTGTGCAATTTTTCGCTTATATTCTACTTGTGATTCTACAGCTGCTCTTTTGTCAGCTGCAAATTCTGAAAGTTCTGATTTAATTGTTTCTGAAACCATTGCATCTAGTGCTGACACCATTTGCTCTTTGTCTGTTTCATAACGACCAGAAAATTCTTCACGTAGTTCAGCAGTGATTTCCTCACGTGCTTCGCTTAGTTTTGCATTCCATGCTTCAGAAAGAGTAGTTCTTACTTCTTCTGATAGTACTTCTGAACTTAGGAGTTGTTCTATTGCATGAGCCATTAATACTTTCTCCTATAGTTTATTAATAAAGTTTAGTATCTCCTTCTGGAGATATTTTTCAGCTACTTTGTCGTGGTTTACTGCATCAGCAACGTCTAATAAAATGTTACCTCTTCTACCATTCATAATGGTTTCATATAGAGGATCTGGATACGCATCAGGTGCTGATGGATTCGCGACAATATCTACTGTCTGAATTTCAAAATCTGATACTTTACCGCCATCTCCGACATTACCGCTACCTCTTGACGAAACGCCAAGTTTAACACCGTTGCCTAATAATGTAATACATATATTACCCATTGGTGTAGGTAAAAGTTTTAAACGACCATAACCGTCTTGACCATTCATCCACATGCGTTCAATCATGTGTGATACTCGATCTAAATTGACTTGCAGATCATCTGGATGATCTGCTTCACCTAAAACCGTGTACCCGTCATCAATTCTTTTCTGTATTGTTCCAACAGCTTTTTGAATTTCTGATTGTGGGTACACACGTTTGTTTTGGTTTACTTGATTTCCTTGAACAAATATTCCTTCCATGTACATGCTTTTACCGCCGTTGCCGTCATCTTTGGCCTCGGTTACGATACTTGCTTGATCAAATGTTAGGTGTTCTTGTAATCTAAGCATTCTTATTCAGCCTTGCCTTTTTTCTCTGCGCCGTGGCCTCGAGATTCTGGGGACATTTTTGCACCATCACCTGGGTGTGTTACATTCATATCTTTTGCTGCTGGTGTTGAACCGCCTTTTTCTGCTGCACCGCCAGCAAAATTCACTGGATCTGCATCATTGTTGCCTTGACCTTTAAATGGGTCGTCTAGGCCTGGGCCAACTGGTGAAGATTTGCCGTCATCGCCTGCTGGCATATCTGCTGGGTGCATACCCTCTTTGCCAACTTTCTTTAACTCTGCGCCTTCTTCCAAGTTTTCCTCTTCAGATTCTTCAGATGCTTCTTCTAGGTCGTCTGCTTCTTCGTCTGCTGATTCTTCAATTTCTTCGTCTGCATCGTCTGATTCAAACGCATACTCTTCTTCCATTTCTGGTTCAGCTTCTTCTTCTGCTTCGTCGCCCATTAGTTTTGCGAATTCTGCTTTAAGATCTGTTAGTGCATCTTCTACACTTTGCATCTTATCTTCGATTTCACCATGCTCTTCTTCATGGTCATCCATTTCGCCGTCGCCGTCGAAGTCCATTTCATCTCCGCCAAGTTCGTCTGCTGCTTCATCATCCGACATTTCGTCGTCTTCTTCACCAAACATTTCTTCTGCTTCAATTTCTTCTTCATCAGCTTCAATATCGCCGATGAAGTCGTCTGCTTCTTCTCCGCCGATAGCTTCTTCTAGTTCGTCTTCCGCTACTTCTTCTTCAATGCTCTCATCTGCTTCAACAAGGTCATTCCAGATTTCACGTGCTTTTTCCACGAATGCCTCGTGTAATAGGTCTGAAGCTGTCGCTTCTTCGCCGTTTACTAGGCTTTCGATAATCTTAGTATAACGATCACGAGTACTCATATTCTCTCTCCTTTTTAGGTTAAGGTTATAACATAGCTATTTAATACATATTGGTTACTACCAATACATAATACAAGAAAAACCGCGGTTTTCACCGCGGTAATATATTATTTATATTTTTTTATTATTTTTATTATTTTTATGCGTTATTCGCCTGTTGCTGATGCGTACATGCCTTGATAATTTTTAATTTTTTCATCATTTTCAACTTTAGACATTTCTTTCATATTACGCATTTTGTTTAAATGACGTAAAGTAATCCTAGGTCTACGAGTATCATCAACAGACCATTTTGCTGATCTATCTTCCTTATCGTCTTGTCTTAGTTCATTAAATCTCATCATCATCTCCTCCACCTGACGCATTACCAAGAGGACTAGCATCATTACCTGGATCCTCTCCTGTTACGTCAGCATTTTCAGCATCAACATCCGTTGGCTCAAAATTGTTAACATCAGATCCTCTAACTCCCAATGAGCCTAAATCTGATACACTATCTGAAACAATACCACCTGTACCGTTCTCTTCACGCCATAAACGCTCGTTTTCTATTAGTTCGTCTTCTGATAGCCCTAAGTACTTACTTAGTATAAACTTACGGCTTAGATATGGTACGCCTTCAATACTACTAAACAATGCTGTTTTTGCATTATCTAATTCTATTTCTCTATATTGGCTAAAGCTCTGTGGCTCTGCAAAATTAAGTTCAAATAAACTACTTGTAACTTCTACACCTCTAAATTTTAAAAACATTTTAAATTCTTTATCTAGTGGAGGTAAAATAGTCATTTGTAAACGCTCGCAATATTTACTAAAGCGGAACTCTTGTATCATTGCTGTGCCAACTCTGCCATCTGAATATGCACTTTGGCCGTCATCCGAACCCGTAGGTAGGTAGCTACTTGGTATACGAAGCCCACGCATTAATTTGTTATTAAAGTACTTTAAATCATCAATTTCACCTAGGTTGTCACCACCTGGTAGTACTTCAACTTTACTGCCTCTACCTTCTGCTGTTTGTGCAAAAAAGTAATCTTCCATAATTGACAATGGATTATATGCAGCATCCATAACTTTTGTACCGCCGCCTGTCATATTAGGAATACGTGTTTGGTGTACTTCGTTTTTTGTACGCTCTACAAAGTCCATAGCTTTGTGTGCAGGCATGTTACCAACATCAACATAAAATACTCTACGTTCTGGAGCTCTTTGTACACGATAGATAATAATACTATCTTCTAATAATTCTTTTTGTTTGTATACTTTAAATACGCTATCTAGTATACTTTTGCCAAACGGCCATGCTACATTCATGCCATCACTTAATGCAATATGTACAACATTAGTTGCATCTACTGCAACTTCAGTATTACTGCCTTGGGCATCTCCAACATTATAAACACCTGCCGTATTATTATTTGGGGTGCTATATCCTGTGGTTGGTGCAACAGTTGTATTTGCCATTTTTTTAGTATCAGTTACAACCATATCTGTTAAGTTAAGACTAATATTTTTAACAATATATTGTTCAATTTCTTTACCAGTTGATTCATTTACAACTGCTTTTGTTACATCACTTACATTGACCCAATATAATTTATATGTTTCTGGATCCCTGATAAAAAATTGATCACCATATTTAATTGCATTACGAAAGAGCCCATGCACTCTGCGATCCATTTTATTGATATTACACCATTGTCTTAAAGAAGTCTCAAGTGCATTTACTTCTGCTTCTGTTGCATCATCATTATACTGAATTTTAAAGGGTAATTTTGAATCTTTATCATACTGTGTAGCAAATTCTGCAATAGTATCCAATGCAGCATTAATTTCACTATCTTGATCCATTTGGTCGTACTGAGCATACCGCTCAACACGATTGGGTTGACCTGTATAAACTTCTGGCAACCAACTACTCCATCTACTAGCCTTACTGCTAGGAGAGTTTGGTCTAACGTCATACTTTGTAAAATGCTTTTTCCAGCCTGCCATTTTAATGTCCTTTAATAATATGTATTTATGCTGAATTTATTCTATCAATACGTGCTTTTTGATGCTTTGTACCGTGAATAAGTTTTATTGTATCTTTCAATGCTAGTGCAGTAGATACAGCTTCTGCTTTTTGTAGCAATAAATTATCATATTCTTTTTCTAGATCCTCTATTATACTACTATTATCAGTATTTGTCAAGTTACTTGAATTTTGTAGCATAGTTTTAAAGTCTGTATTATTAACAATTGTCCCAGATTCTTCTGGTACAAATAATTCTGCATTTTCCATTCCTAATTGGTCGCCCACAACATATGGTTTATTAGATCCAACTGAGCCTCCCATTCTTCTACTTGTTACTGTAACAGCTTCTCGACCCAATGCTTCATTAATTCTATCAGCAAATAATGGATAAACTTCATTTGTAGCTTTCATTCTTGCTCTAGCTTTGTCACCGCGATTAGCTCTTCTATCAAGTTCTGATAATGTATTTTTAACATGGTCATTATAAGCGGCTGTTAATTGTTCATATAAATCGCTATCTGCTTCTAATAGTTCTCTCATGCCAAAGTCAGAATTTACTGTACGTCTTTGTTCACTTGGATTATCAGTTTCTGTTGTTCTGTCTGGAATAGATGCTGGTTCAGGAGACTCAGTGTTACCATTTTCTAATATTTTTTCACTCATCTCAACTGCCTGTTGCTCCATTAGAGATCTATTTCCGCTACTAGTTTTTGCTATAGTGGACAACTCTACAGGAACTGCAACTGGCATTTCACTAGGTTGAAAATGCCCAGTATCGTTATTTACAGGGTTATTTAATCCATGCCTATTTGCAATCTCTGATAATAATGTGTATTCACTGTTATTGTCGTTTTGTATTAGCTCTCCGTCTTTATATATTAAAAAGTCTCCAGCCATACCATAATTATGATAACTTTGTCCTCCTGGTGTAGATATTTCTCCACTATTATATAATTCATTAGAGTCTTGTACTGATCTGTACCCTTCAGCTAGTAATAGTCTATATCCTTCACCTCCATATGTTTCATTAAATTCTGATATTGTTCCCTTGAATCTATCTCTTACATGTTCACTTAAACTGTTTAGATTTTCAGCCGTCTGTTCTGAATCTTCAGTATAGTTTATATCTTCGCTTTCTACTTCATTTCCACTAGGATCAAAAACAGTACTTGTGTTGGGTACCGGAACTCTTTGTGTAGGAGAGTTTCCATTTCCTGGTATAGGATTTGTTGAATCTACTGATGGTGTTTGGTTTCCATCTTCTTTAATAACTGACCCAAAATCATCTTCCTCACTTGAAAGTCCAAAAAACTCTTTAATCTTTGCCGCACCTTTTTGCAATCCTTCTGCTATAAATTCAAAAGTATCTGCGGTGGTTTGCATAGGAAAGGTTAAAGCATCTTGTAATTGGTAAAACTGCTCTGTAGCTTTATTCATAATTACTACACTTTTACCTGATACACCCATTGCTTCGCCAAATTCTTTATTATATTTTTCTCTGTCAGATTTTGACATTTTTAAATAGTTACTAAAGTTTTTCTCTATAATAAATCCACTTGCTTGTATATCTTGTACTAGTCTTAATATACTTCCTGATGCAGCTCCAGCACTTGCAAGTTTGGTTTGATTTACATTTGCCAAGGATCTAATAATATATGTCTCTGCATCTGCATTAGCCATATTACCAGTTCTAATTGCTTCATTTATTGTTGGAATGAAATCAGTACCCAGTGCTGTATCCAATGCACCACGCAAATTACCATCAAGTCTACGTCCAATATCAAAAGTTTCAATATTATCACTTGTTTCTGCGAGTTCCCTACTTATTGCATCTAACACTCCTTGAAACTCTGGAGCCTCTGGTGCAATCATTCCTAATTGACCTACAAATGTATCTACCATTGCTGCTTGAGCAGTTAATCCGTTGTTTAGTAAAGTTTGTTTACCTAGTGCAGTTAGTGGTTCTGTCATTGCGGCTAATTGTCTTGACATAGCTTCACTTTTACTTAATGCTGTAAGGTTTGCCAAACCTGCTGACTCTATAGTTAAATCAATAAATGATTTGTTAATTTTATCACCTGCATCCAGAGTAGCATTTCCTAAACGACCACTTAAACGTGCGTACTCTAAAAACTGTCCGTATTGATTAAGCATATCTTTAGAAGTAAGTCCCAAATCACCAAACCCGTCTGCCATATCGTTTAGATTATCAAACATATGTATAAAGTTATCCGTTCCTGCACTTACACTTCCACCTAATCCAGTTAATGTACCACCAAATTGATTTACAGCTTCCATCATATTATTATAAGATACGCCTGCATCCATACTACGGCTATAAAGTTGATCAAATTGATCTCCACTGCTATAGAATATTGCACCTGCTTCTAATGCTAATTTTTGTGCATCTGCAAACTGTTCAAATTTGGCCGCATTCCAACCTAACAAAGCAAGACCAGCATCTGTAGCTACATCCAATGTACCTCCAAACTTACCAAAAAACTTTCCTAAGGCGCTTCCTTCTGGCATGAGTCTTTTAATAAATCCTTCATCAAGACCTTTAAGACCATCTGTTAAAGTACCTGTTGCTGATACTAAACTTGTCATTGGTTTTTCAGCATCACCAAAAAAGTTACTTGCTTTCATTACAGAGTTTGCTATATTTTTAAAGCCTTTGCTCGTTGCGTCTGCCGCATCTAATGCAGTTTCATTTTTAGTGGTGTTTTTTACACCAGTTACTAGACTTGATATTTCTCGTTGAAGGTCAGTTACGTCTGCTCCTAAGCCCTTCATTAATCCTAAAAACTTTTGATCTACTTTATTAGACGCTGCCATGTATCCAGCAACTTGTGTCATAGTATCTTCTGTAGCCCATGCAGGTACAGGTATTGTAGTACCATCAGGTAATGTTATATTATGTACCTTAGCCATTATTGTTTAACTCCTTTGCATTTTCACTACTTAATTCATTGTTAATAGAATTAATAACTTGTGCTAGTTCTTGTTCTAATAATGATATCTGTTTTCTTTTTTCAGTTAAACTATTTTGTGACTGTGTGATTTTTCCAGTAGTTGGCTCTCTTAAAGAAGAAATTTCTTCTTCCAAGCGTTGCTTTCTTAATTGTGCTTCGCTTAATGTAGCCGGTTCTACATAATCTATTCTTCCTTGTTCTTCTAAGGTTGCTTTTCTCACTTTTCTTAATACAGCTTCAACTTCACTTACACTATGACTTGCACGGTTTCCATCACCATATACACTGTTTCCAGTATCAGGATGTGGCAAACTTGCCCATTCTCTTGCAAAGGATATCATTGCAGTTCTAAGAGATACGTCTTCCCCTTGCAAATATGCTGACAGTTCTGGACGTTTACTATAACCATTGTTTCCTTGTAACAACAATAAACCTAATTTATCTTGATTTTCTTGTGTAAATTTATCGTCTAAACTAAGTCCACTATGTGGAAATATTTCTTGCATTGTACTAGGTATAATTTGGTACTTGCCTACTGCAAATAGTCTATCTTCATTATGCGGGTCATCTATACTCTGATGTTTGAATATATCTGCAAATGTCATTTCTGATAACATTCTACCATCTCTACTAGTACTGTGGGTACTGCCTACGATACTGCCGCCTGATGTTCCTCTATTACTACTATCATAAGATCCCTCTCCTTTACCAATTAAGTCTAGCAAAGATGTTATAGGAGAATTCATTAAAGGTGTTTCTATTTCTGGTGCAGTACTATCTTCAGAAGTAGTATCTCTCATTCTAAAATTAGCTTTAGCATTTTGTTCTTTTAGTTGTGTAACTTCTTCATTATATGTTGCTAGGTTTGCAATAGATTCTGACACTTGTGAAGTTAGTTCGTCAATCTCAGTCTGAATTTTTGTAAGCAATGCTTGGTTTACTGAGTTATCAGGTCTTACATCTTGATTAATTATATCAATTCTTTTTTGCTTCTTGTCAATTTGTGCCTGTACGTCACTTACTTCAGTTTCCAAATTCTGAATTTGCTGTTCTAAATGGTATATAGTTTCTGAGTTTTGTACTACCTCATTAACTGGATCTGATTGTGCAGAAGCTCCAAAGTTATCATACATTTCTACTTTTGCATCTGCGCTTTCATTTCTGATTACATCATTTAGATTTCTTTTTCTTCTCTCTTCTAAAGTCCTTACATTTTCTATACCAAATAAGTTTATCCAAACTTTACCAAAGTTTTCTCCTGCTTTTGTTACAAGACCAAACATTTCTTCTGTTGTTTCAAATCCTGGAGTTATGGTATTTTGTGCTTCTTTAAATGCAATAGATACTGCACTAATTTGATCAATAGACTTACCAGCAGTATCTGCCATTGTACTACCACTTTCTAATTGTTCTAAAAATTCTTCTTCTGTAAAATTCATAAATGATTTTGGTATAAGTGCAGTTTGCGCTCTTAATTCTGTTGCCCTCATTCCAATATCATCGATACTTAATTTAGATTCACTTTCATTTATAGCTTGTATAAATTCTCTTCCTCTAAGTACTGCATCCTGTCTTGAAATTTTTCCTTGTAATACATCTTCCATTAGTCCTACATATTGACTTGCTGCGTCAGGACTTATTACTTGCAACGTTTTTATAAAATCAGCACTTGCATTGTTTACAATACTAGTATCAAAACTTATGTCGCTCAAAGCGTTTGCAAATATTTGTTGAGATTCTTTTGCAAACTCTTCACCAAGCCCAGCAGTGAATATGATATTAAGAAGTTCATTTCCCTCTTTAATATTTCTTTGTGCTTCATTACCAAATTGTTGTGTAATATATTCTCCATTTTGTCTCAAAGCATGGCTAAATTCTTCGTTTTCTGATGCCTCAGATCGTAGTCGTAACTGCTCACTACGTTGTACTCCGATATTATCGGCTAAAAATAAACTTAAATTATTTACAGTTTCAAAAGTTTTAATAATTTTAGCTTGCGTCTGTAGACCAAAATCTTGTATCTGATTTGTTTCATAAAGCATAGCGGCTTCTTGTGCAAGTACATTAGCATATTCTTGTATACTGTATCCAAACCTTTTGGCTGTTTTATCACTGTAACTATTTGCTACAAACTCTGCAAATTGCATTTGTCCTTCAAATGTGTTGTTTGATACACGAGTCATCATAGGCTTTGTTTTTTCTATTACACTGCTAAAATCTCCCAAACTCATACCTAACTGTGCTACTCTTCCTCTAAGGTCAGTAAACAATTGGGTATCGCCAACAACCATACCATAATCAATCAGCTGTCTTAGTTGTTTTTCTTGTTCTGTCATCAACTTAGTAAACACTGTACCAATTGCAGCTACACCTACAGCGGCTCCTGTTCCATAGTTTAAAACCCCTTTAAGTGCGGCTCCTGCTTTGCCTGCTCCCACAGAACTGGTGGATGCTTTTGTAAGTTTGTGTAATGCTTGTGTACCAGCATATGTAAGTTCTGATATAGCCTCTATTCCACTTGCACTACCCATAATATTAGTAGAACTTTTGATGCTCTTTTTAATATCGTCTATAGTTTCTTCTGCTCTTTTACCTGCTAAATCGACATCTCGCAATGCGCTTGCAATAGACTGTTTAATAGCATTTCCTTCGGACTGATTGAATACATTACCAATAGCCACAGCCAAGGCGGTGCTTTTAATATTACTTGATCTAGTAAGTTCAGCTAAACGAGTTGCCGTTTCTTCACTAGCCCAAGGGTATTGATTGTGTATTGAATTTACTATTTGTTCCATTATGTGCAGTTTTAATCCAGATAAATACTATTGTACTTAACGTATTTATCGCGGAGAATATAATGAACAACCCATTAATTGCAGCTTATAGAAAACCTGCATTATATATTGCATTACCTAGTGAAGGTAAGTATTATACAACCAAGCCTAAACTTAGCGTTGATAACGAACTGGCTATCTTTCCTATGACTGCCAGAGACGAATTAGTTACAAAAAATCCAGATGCTTTGTTTAATGGTGAAGCCACAATAAGTTTAATTAAAAGTTGTGTGCCAGATATTGAAGATCCAAATGAAATACCTGTGAATGATTTACTTAGTATTTTAATAGGCATACGACAAGCCAGTTACGGCAATAAAATAGATCTAGACATAAAATGTCCTGCTTGTGAACATATGAATCAACTACAAATTGATGGAAGTATGTTGCTTGGTACAGGATCTAACCAGCAAGCACCAGAGGATGTAAAACTAGAAAGCAACTTTAAAGTTTTTTGTAAGCCTTATAGTTTGCGTGACAGAACATTATTGCAGGTGCAGACAATTAAACAACAAAAATTAATTGAAAGTCTCAGTGATGCAAATTTATCAGATGAAGAGAGAGAAGCTCAGTTTGGTAAAACATTTGTAGAAATAGCAGACTTAACAGTGGGATTAATCGCTAACTGTATACAAAAAGTTCAAACACCAGATAATGAAGTGTTTGAAAGTGACCAAGTTAAAATTATTTTAGAATGGTTACAGAGTATTACAAAGAAAGATTATGACCAAATCAAACAATGTATTGAAGCATTAAGTGAAAATGTTATCGATACAAAATTTAACGCACAGTGCCAAAGTTGTCAGCATGAATGGCAAACTACGGTAGATCTGGATATTGCAAATTTTTTCGAGGGCTGATAGCTTCTCGTCAGCCCCAAGAAATATTAGACATAGTCGAAAGATATAATAAAGACGCTAAGAAGACAGAATCTGATTATCTTGATATTGTATTGCACAGCAATGGGGCTGTATCATATCAAGATGTTATGACAATGCCAATAGACAGTGTTATGTTATTGGTAGAAAGAATGAACCATATGGCTGAAGAAAGAAATAACGCTATTAAACAGAAGTGATCATTTTATAATAATCTAATGGCCAACTGTCATAATATTTGGTTGTGTGTAAATATTTTCTTTTTTCTTCCAAATCTCCACGTAACTGAATAAAAACACAATTAGTGAAGTTCTTAGTAAAGTGGCCACTTGTTGTTGTACTGGTAAAATACAACAAGTCAGTATCCTTTGTTGCCTGAAGTTCTATAATTTTCTCTACTTCTGACATGTCACAACCATCTACCCAAGCAATACCTATTTCATAAGTTTCCTTATCAAACGTATCATAACTTGAAGCTAGATTATCTCTAGCATCTATAAATTGTATTTTGTTTTGTAATCTAGCTTTTCTAGCAAAAGGACAAATGGGAAATCCATCCAATTTTTTAGCTTCGATTTCTTCTTCAGTCCATTCAAGAAATTTATCTTGAAACTCTTGGAAATTCATTCACAGGTATCCATATATCTAAGATTATATTATATATCCTATTAAATGCCTACGGCATTTTCAGCTTCATAAAGCTATCGCTTTATTCGCTGTTACTTTAGGAAATATCGAAAATTATAATTATCATTAAGAATTTTTTCTATATTAATATTTATGATACTATATCACATGAAGTTTTATTCACACTTAGCCTGAAGAAGGCCAAGCATGAAAAAAAACCTGACATCACCGTCAGCCTCACTCACATTGTTGTATTAAACCTAAATTAACGCTCAGGGGAGGCGGTTATGCTGTACCTCTATTACATAATGCTTAATAACGCAGAAACACCATATGTTACAACAAACAACATATAGCTATCCGTAAGTTCCAATTGGACAGGAGAGCTTACTCGTTTTTGGTTGGTCAAACCAGCGCATTGACCAAGGCACACCAGTTTCTGGTCACGAGTTAACGTAACCTCAAGGTGAGTCGAGCTAATCCCGACCAATCAAAGCCATGATGCCTTTATTAGAATTGTATTAGAGTTGTGTTAGTTATCTAGGGTCTATATTAGCGCCATTAATGGCAAAAGTCTCTAGTGTTTCAGTATTTTCTGTATTAGCCTTAAAATCATCCCAAAATGTAATTGTCCATGATCCATATTTTTTTGATCCATAATTTACTCTTCGAGAAGTGAATAAAAATCTATCCAATATCGAAGGAAATGCTATGTAAATGCCTTTGCGATTAAACTTCATAAACAATATGTCTAAGTCGTTTTCATCATGTGCGTCTAGTGTTTGTTCGAGCCATTGTTCTAAAATTGGTATTGGTTTTTCCTGTAATAGTTGATGGAAAGGAAAGTCTGCATAGTTTTTACACTCACAGTTAAAATAATTCCAGTTATCAGGAGGAATTATATCTCCTTTAAATGCCTTGATTTGATTTTCCGTAAGTGTACTCTTACGAGCGGCATTAATGCCGCCTACAAACGCTCCACTGTGTGGGACACGTTCGAAGTTGTCTTGATAGATTTCTGAAAGTATTTTACATACTTCACGTTCAAAACCTTTTCCTTTATTTTTACTTTTACTACTCATCTTGTTTATACTGTATTTTCTGCATTATGTCAATGCCTAATTTTGTAATGTCTATATGTTTAAATTTGGATGCAAATAATTCATGTTGTGTATCTGCAATTTGTTTTTTTGGATACATTACTTTTTCAATAATTTTGCTCCAATTTTTAGATAAATCTTCTTCGTTAGACATCCACAATTTCTACTTCTGTATTAAACGTAGTAAATCCATTTTCTTTTGTTACTTGTAAAATGTTATTCACTCGTCCTACTAATTCATCTCTGTGACTAATTAGTAAAATATTCTTACCTCGCTCACGCTCTTGCTTCTTAAGAACACTTAATGCACTTTCCACACCAACTGTATCCATACCACTATCAACAAGTTCGTCAATACAAACTAAGTTAATAGGATGATTCATGCTTTCAAATACATCGCGAAAACTCCAACTAAGTCCTAGTATTAGTCTATTGCGCTCACCACGTGATAGGTTGTCAAAATCTAAGTCTTGTCCAAGTTGTGTAATAGTTACAGTTAGGTCACTTTGGAATTGTACTTCGTGTGGTAAACCTAAACGTGTAATATAATATTCTAATCGTGTGTTTAAAAACTGCAAGTTTTGTTCAATAATCTTTTTACGAATAAAGCTATCTTTGTTAGTTAATAGTTTCAATAAAAAGTCCTGATGCTCTTTTAGTTCAGTAATTCTATTAACTTCTGACCAGTCTAATTCTTGCAATCCTGTTTCATTCAAACTTTCAATTTGCTCTGTATATGGATCTGTTTCTTGTTCCGCATTAGTTAGTGCAGTTTGCATTTGTTGTATTTTATTCTGATGTTCAAATGCTTCTTGCACAGTATTATATTGTATTGTTGGGGAAACACCCAAGTCACCAATTTCTGCTATAGTGTCTTTATATTCTTTTTGTTTTAATCCATTATCCCAAATATGTGTGCTTGCTTCTTCTCGTTGTTCATTTTTACTATTTAGAATGTCTTGTTGCTTATCATCATGTAAATCTTGTCCACATGCATGACATTTGTGTTCTTGAAGTAATTTTGTTTCTTTATCTAGTTTAGTTATTAGCTTTTGTTGTTTGTTGTTGTCTGCATCCAAACTAGCAATCCACCGATTAGCTTCATCAAGTCTTGTCTTTTTTTCGTTAAAAGCAGCAAAGTCCACATGTGCTTGTAATTCAGCATCAATGTCTATATGTTCCAAAGCACGTAGCTCACTAGCAAACTCATTAATTCTTTCTTGTCTTTTTTGTACCCATACACGTTGTCTGCGTTCTAGATCAGAAATACTTTTACCAATTCTTTCGTTGGCTTCTTCTATACCTCTTATACGGTATGTTTCTTCTTGTATGCTATCTTTACTTATACGAACAAGATCTTTAAGTACATCAGCCTTTTCACTAAGCTGTGTAATACCCAATAGTTGTTCAATTAGTTCTCTTTGATCGTTAGCTCGCATACTAAGAAAAGGTTCAGTATATGTATTTAATGCACAAACATGCTTAAACATTGTATGACTCATTCCAAGAACACGCTCAATAGCATGTTGGCTCATACGTCCTTCGCCTTGCATCTCATCTGTAATGCTTTCAAGACTATCAACCTCATTAACTAAAAACTTAAAAATATTAGGCTTACGTCCACGCTCAATACGATATTGTACACCATCTCTTTCAAAATCAACAGTAACTAACATTTGTTTATTGTTAGTTTTATTAACAAGGTTGTCCTTTTTAATATTATAAAGTGCATTACCAAATAATCCAAAGCTAAGTGCATTTACAATTGTAGTTTTACCAGTGCCATTACGTGAACCATCACCGCCCAAGTCTAGGTTATTTCCTAAAACAAGAGTAAGTCCTGCATTGTCAAAGTGTACCGCTTGTGTTACATTTCCAACACTCATAAAGTTTTTTACTGTTATGTTTTTAATTGTTAACATTAATGACTTAGTCCTCTATAAATGTCTACCAAAACTTCTTTTTTGATATTTTCGCTTTCTATTGATTGTATTTGGCTTAGTACTATACTATCAACATTTTCTACTTGAATGTCAACACCTTGTTGCCAATCATTTGTGTGTTCTTCTTTTTTACTTGGAATAAGAGAAATCTCTCTCAAATTATATTGTTGTGCAAATGTTTCTTTTACAAAGTTTGCTTCCTCGTATGTAATGCCACAGTCCAAACTTACACGACAATATGTATTATCTGCCAAATAATCACCAGGGCTATCAATTAATTTGCTCAATGGTATTGTTCGATATTTTGGAGCATCAGGCCATTGTATGTACTCCATAGTTCCATCCCAATCCAAAATCATCATACCACGGTCATCATCCCATGCATCTGAAAAGTTATGTGGAAATGCATTGCCAGTATAAACTACATTGCCTCTTTCTTGTCTTTTATGAAAATGCCCACTAAAAACCTTATCAGGCTTCTTTAAATCTTCAGCACTTAGTTGCCCATGATCTGGCATCTGCACAAGTGCGTTCATATAGAAACTAGGAAGCTCAAAATGACCAAACATAAATTTGCAGTCAATCTCTTTTAGCTTTCTCCATTCGTCATCTACAAGCCATGGAACAAATGCCACACCATCTTCAATAAATGTACCATCATTAATCATTCTAATTTTATTATAGTTTGCTACCATAGGTACACTGTGTATTTCTCTCTTCTCACGATAATACAAGTCATGATTGCCTGTAATCATAATTACCTCGTCAAAGTTATCATTTAACCTTTCGAGATTACTATGCGTATAATTGAGTGTACTAACATTAATACTTGCACGATTGTGATGCCAGTCGCCCAAAAAGAAACATTTTTTAATTCCTCTTTGATGCGCCTGTTCAATCATCCATATGATAAAGTTTTCACAATCAATGTTGTGAGTTCGTGAGTTATTCTTCATACCGAAGTGGATATCGGTAAAGATAACAGCCTTGTCAAAAAACATTTATTCTCCTGCTTCTTGCTTTGATGTTGTGGATTCAGATTCTTTCGATTCTTTTGTTTTTTTGTTGATTATTTCTTGAGCACTTTCCCATTCTGCATTAAACAATCTTGTGCTACTTGGATTTAGACCTTCTTCTTCTAATAAGTCATCTCTAATTTCCTGGCTACGTTTTTCTAAATTAAGTACTCTTGTAAAACTATTATTGATTGCAGCAGTATAGTATGCAAACGGATTAGCACTCTTTGCTTCATTAAATTGTAAACCTATTTGTGTCAACTGCAATAACGCCTGTCCACGCATCTCATCTACATATGTATAGCCACGCCAGTTACCACGCATACTATATCGTTCACACAATTTCATATACATACTTGCTAAACGATTATTGGTAGTACCATGTGTAACACTAAATGCTCCATTACCTAAACTACCTTCCCAATGACTTCGTGCAACCTCTTCCCAGGAATTATCTTCTTTAAGATTATAATGTTTAAAAGGAGGAAAATTACACTTAGCATGATAATCTGCTTCTGTTTTTGGTTTATTTTTTCTGTTCTCTTTAGGAACATGATCAAAAGTCATTACACGAATAACCACATCTGTTTTTGGAATTGTATCTACATCTACTGCAAAATCTGCAGCTTTAGGCTTTGTCTTTTTGCCTGTTAATCCCTTTTCCCACCGTTTAACTTCTGCCTCATGAGCAAAGCGTTGCATCCTAGTTGCACGTGTTTGTCTAGCAAGATCAATGATTTCGTCATCAATATCATCTAAACTCTCTACAATTGCATCAAATAAGCCTTCGCTTTCTTCATCTTTGACCCAACAATAGGACATTTTAGATTTGTGTATTTCTTTCAATAAGTCTTTGTTTGTTAAATAAAATTGTTTAGGGGCTCTAGCCATAATTTTCTCCTAGTTATAAGCATTGTATATGCGGCCTTGTGCGATGTCAATCGATATTTCAATAGTATAAATACTATTGGAGAATAGTCATGCTTATTAATGAAATTATTAAAATAACTGAAAATGTTGCAAATGTTGTAGTATTTTTTGGAGGTCGCTTTCAACCTATGCACCAAGGACACCGAGATGTATATAAACATCTAGTAGGCAAGTTCGGTGCTTCAAATGTATTTATTGCTACGACTTTTAGTCAGAAAGCAACAAAGATGCATGCGGCTGGCAACTATAGCGATGATCCATTTACATTTGACGAAAAGAAAAGCATTATGTCTACAATGTTTGGTATACCATCAGATAAGATTGTAAATACCAATCCATACAGAAGTGAACCATCTACAGTAGGCAGAGATAACAACAATACAAGACTTGTATTGGTATTTGGTGCCAAAGACGCAGGGCGTTTAGGCGGATCAGATAAAGTACAACCATTGCCAGATAACATGGATGAAATGAAACCAGCTGCTGAAATGATATATTATTATGAAGCACCACTTATGCAAGGTGGCATGAGTGCAAGTGATTTCCGTGAAACAATGGCAAGTAACGCATCTCCAGAGGAAAAACAAAAAATGTTTGCTAAGTTCTTTGGAAAGTTTGATGAGAAGATATTTAAATTTATCGAGGATAGACTTACATGAGTGGTGGAGTAGCACAAGATCAATTTGTAAAGCTGGTAACAAAACCAGGAAACCCTTTTGACTTTAGTGGTATGTTAGCACCTTTACGTTCTGGACAAGGATCCAATAATGGGGGTATAGTTTTTCCTTACACACCTACAATACAGATGTCGCACAGTGCAAATTATGGTGCTTTCGATATAACACATGGTATGTATGCTCCTAATTATTATGTAAACACCCCAACTCCTCAGATTAACATTACTGCATTATTTACAAGTAATAATTTAGAAGAAGCAAAATATACAATTGCTGCTATACATTTTTTAAAAACGTGTGTAAAGTCAGATTTTGGACAACAAAGAAGAGCTACTGCTGGAACACCTCCACCTATTCTTAGTTTTAGTGGATACGGCGCAGTACATGCAAAAAATACACCAGTAGTAGTAAAAAGCGTTTCATACACATTAACAGAAGATGTTGATTATGTAATGGTATCTGAATCAGATATTGAAAGTGGTCCTCAAATTGAAGATACAACAATTTTAAATGCAGGAGCAGATTTTGAACCTGGTAGTACTGTTACCATACCTACACAATTATTATTGTCTATAGATTTAGGTGTACAATTACCACCAAGTAGTGTGCGTAAAGAATTCAACATTAAAAACTTTGCTTCAGGTGGATCACTAATTGATAAAGGATATATCTAATGACTAGTTATAGAACAGATAGTGTTTACAGAAATACAGGCATTGTAAACAATAAGTATTTGGATGTATACGAGCCTGGTAGTTTAGATTTAGAAAATACTTCTACTGTAGACTATGTTCTTACATCAAAGCATAATAATAGACCAGACGTACTGGCACACGAACTTTATGGCAATGCTAAACTTTGGTGGGTATTTGCACAGTTCAACCCTGACATGTTGAACGACCCTATTATTGATTTTGTATCAGGATTAAAAATTAAAGTTCCAACAAGGTTTACATAAAATGACCAAAACAGTAACTGATAATTGGATCAGCACAGTAGATTTAGGTACATATAAATTTACATTTTATATTGTTGATAATGATCTATATAATGACCCCAAACCATTAGCAGTAAATGACACTGCCTCCTTACAAGCAGGCAAGGCAGTAGTGATTGCTGAAAGTGGTGTAACTGGCGCATATAGTATAGAGAATGTAATTATTCAAAGTACAATTAATCCAGGTACAACTGGAGGTAATAGTACGCCTACTGGGTTTGTGTTTGAAATATATGAACCTTTGGGATTTAGTTTATTAGATAGAGTTTTAAGTGTAGGTAGAAGAATGGGTAGACCCAGTAACTTTCCTAGCCAAGCATATGTTCTTAAATTAGAATTTGTAGGCAGAGACAGTGAAACTGGTGCAAGTAAAAAATATGATGGTATTTTTCTATACCAGTTACGTATAGGACAAATGAAAGCAAGTCTAGGACCTGCGGGCGCAAAATACTTTATAGTAGCGCAAAGTATTATTAAATCTGCACAAACAAGTACAGTAACAAAAACTGACATTAATGTAAGCGAAGTTACTAATGTTCAAAACTTTGGGCAACGTTTACAAGATGCACTTAATGAAGCTGAGTTCAACCTATTGAGGCCTGAAGAGCAAGCAAGCGGATTTAAACCAAATAAAGAGTATGTTGTTGAATTTGCACCAAGCACAAGTATAGAAGTTGACAGTGTAACTAGAACAAAAAGATTTGATTTAAAAGCCGCTCCTTGGGCTGGTACTGCTGATAGCCAAACCGCATCAGGACAAAGTACCACTATGGATGACGTCAATACAAGAGATATAACAGTAAACAGTGAAACACAACTAACTGCAAAAGTTACTAGCCTTATTGAAAAAAACGTACCAAGTTTTAGTACATATGTACAAGATGCAAGAAAAAATAGTTTTGTTGTGCCTTATGTTTATACAACTGTATCAGAAGAATTATTTAATGATGAAGATAGTACCTTAAATACACAACGTACTAAAATTATTGTGACTATACATTTGGGAGAAGATTTTACAGTTCCAAAAGAATTGGCAGATGAACAAGAACAACTACAAACAAATCAACCAATTCAAAGACAGCGATTTGAAGCGTTGCCTATAGTAAAAAAATACAACTACCTATATACTGGAGAAAATACTGAAATATTAGATTTCCAATTAGACATACAACAGTTATTTACAGTAGCACAGGCGCCTGCTGCTGGTATATATTATGCTGATAATAATCAACAATTTACACCCACAAATGCTATTCAAATAACTACAGATAGAAAAGGTGTTACGCTTAAAACAAGAGAGCAACAACAGCAACTTACGGGAGAATTTTTCCTAAGTGATGTTGAATTACCAAAAATAAATGTTAATGAAAGTGTTGTGTATGATAGAATACCAGGTAGCCCTAATTCACAACAAGTTAATGAAACATTGACAGAAACAGATAGAATTGCAAGCTCTGTTGCTGGACAAATGGCAAGACGAGAAAATGATGCACAACAAATTGTATTGGAAATTAAAGGAGATCCTTTTTGGATGGGTACTCCTGATAGTGTGAGAAGTGGCAATAAACTATCAGTAGCAAACTTTAAAGGCACAAATGCAATGATAGGATTTTTAAATTATCAAGCAAACGAAAAAGATTTGCTAATAGACCAAAATAGAGGACCTGTTGATTTAATTAGTACTGGTATATATAAAGTTGTTACAATTGAAAGCAAGTTCCAACAAGGACAGTTTACTCAAACACTAGATGCATATAAAGATAGAAATACAAATTCGTTCCTAACGCTCGATGCTTTAGTTAATATAAGGATAGAATAATGTCAGGATCAAGTATCAAAACACAAGGCTACAATGTTGCTGGAAGAGGCAAACAGGATAGCAAATACAATATTAACGACCTCAGTGGGATGTATATTGGACAAGTGATAAAAAATAATGATAGTTTGCATACTGGTAGAGTTACTGTTCGTATTAGTGATTTTAGTGGCAAAGCAACAGAAAGAATATGTCTATTGTGTACTCCATTTGGTGGCCACACTGACGTTGTTGCTAGTAGTGAAGACGAAAAGAAGTTTGGAGAAGAAGAAGGACAAACAGGAAATGGTAGCCCTAAGAGCTACGGAATGTGGTCACAACCTCCAGCAATAAACACAAATGTAGTTGTATTATTCACTGCTGGTATGGAACAAGGTGTGTATATAGGAAGTCTTATATCTAAAGATAGAAATGCTATGATGGGAGGCAACGCAAGTAGCCAAGCATATAAAGAAGAAAAAACTATATTGTCTCCATCAAGTGAAAAGAATCCGTATGATAGAAATGATAATGACACCAGGCCTTCAGATAACGAAGCAATGGATGTTTTAACAGAGAAAGGTACTGACGAAGATTATGTAAGAGGACATAGTATGAGTAGTGCTAGACGAGAAACTCCTAGCCGTGTGTTTGGTATGACAACCAGAGAAGGGCATGTAATATCATTAGATGACGGTCAAGAAGATGGACCTAGTAGAAATATAAGAATAAAAACAAAACAAGGTGCTCAAATACTTTTAGACGATACACATGGTTTTATTAATATAATAAACCAAAATGGTAGCTCTTGGATAGAAATAGACAGTGAAGGCAGAATAGATATGTACAGTAAGGCTGGTGTTAGTATCAGTACTGAAGGCGATTATAATGTACATGCAAAAGGACATATCAATATGCAAGCTGACCAAGGTGTTAATATTAAAAGTACAGGAAATGAAGGTATAAAAATACAATCTAGTGCTAGTAGTATAGATATACACAGTGCCCTTGCAATCAGAAGCGAAACATCACAATATGAAATAAATGCATCAAGCGGTTATATAAAAGCAACTGGTGGGCGTATTGACTTAAACGGTCCTCCTGCAAGCTCTGCATCTAAACCTGAAGTACAAGCACAGACTGTAAACAGTAATATAACTTCTAGTATCGCAAGTCGTGTGCCAGAGCATCAGCCTTGGTTAGGAAATAGTAGTGTACAAGAATCATTTACAACAGGAAAAGGAAATACTGGATAATGCCATCTTTCAAATTACCTAATGTTATAACTAGTAAAGACTTGATTACTTGGGATTTATTTCCAGTTAAAAACTCTACTGTGGCATCTACACTTATCCTTTTGCAAGACTTGGAAGCAAGTGACGATATAATTAATTTTTTATTGCGCAATATAAAATGGACAGGTTATTGTTATAATGATGTTGACAATAAATTAAAAATAGGTTATAATCTTAAGGGTAATCAGGAGTCTCCTGGTCTTACTGAAGCAGATGCATTCAATTTATGGATAGCAGACTTTAAAGACAAGGAACGAAAATTTAAGAAGCAAATGACGCTTGACACTCTGTCACAAAGTCAATATGACGGATTGTTGAGCTTATTCTATCTTACTGGAGATTTTTATAGTGTTGGTACAGACACTCGAAAATTTCAATTAAGAGAGTATATAGAGAATAGAAAGTGGGAGTACATCAGTACTGCATTAACTATTGCAGGTGGTAACCAACGGCCATTAAGACAAAGCGAAGGTAAAATTATTATGTTAGCAGACTATGGTTTACCTAAAGCAAGAAATTTAATTAAAGAACAAAGCCTACAGGAATTAGTTAAACGATATCCAAATAGGTTTATAAACGAAAAAGCCAAAGCCCAAGCAGAGTATGTGTACTTTGCGGAAACACAGCGATTCCTCCCCAACATGAGCGAATCTAGAAAGCGACTCTTGGCCAATTTACTCAAATAGGAAATAAAATGCAAGCCAGTGTACTCTTACTAAACGCAGATGCCCAACCATTAAGTTTACTTCCCCTGAGTACAATTAGCTGGCAAAATGCTGTTAAAGCCCTGTATAGCGATAAAGTCTTTGTAGTCAAAAATTATAATAATGTATTTTTAAATAGTACAACTATAAGTATTCCATTACCAAGTATTGTAATGTTAAACAGCTATCACAGGCCTCCGTTGCGAGCAAAGTATACAAGAAAAAATTTATATATCAGAGACAACTATAATTGCCAATATTGTGGAAACAAATTTAGCTATTCAGATTTGACTATTGATCATGTTATACCAAAAAGCAAAGGTGGCAAACTCACTTGGGAAAATAGTGTAGCGGCATGCGGGCCATGTAATGTAAAGAAGAACGATAAAATTGTTAAGCCATTACAGGATCCAAAACGTCCTAGTTGGCACCAGCTTAATTTTGCAAGTAGAAACTATCATACTACTATTCCAGACGCTTCCTGGCAGGACTATATCATGTGGCCAGAAGACAAACTTACCATACAAAATACAAAAATCACAGTATAAACCTAGTAGTTAATTATTAGCATAAATATTAATATGACTAAAATAACAGGCTATACAACAACTCTGAACGATTTTACAAGCACTACGCTAACTAATTTAGATTTAGCGAAGCAAGATTTAATCAATCATTTTCATATTAGAAAAGGAGAAAAGTGGACCAATCCAGACTTTGGTAGCGACTTGCCTTTTTATGTATTTCAACCTTTAGACGAATCTACTATTGATTTAATTAATACAGAAGTATTAACAATAGTATCCAACGATCCTAGGTTTGAGTTGAATAGCAGTAAGGTAAATGTACAATCAGATGCACAAGCAATTACAATAATTGTGCAGTTAATTTATTTACCAACAACAACTGCAACTGAGTTGCAAGTTAAATTCGATAGAGATTTCGAACAAGATATAGAGTTTTAAAAAATGGCACAAAATAAAAGACAGAATAAATTGTTCGCGGCAGAAGATTATACAGTTGTTTATGAATCATATATCAATGCAAACTTTCAAGCATTTGACTATGATACAATTAGAACTACTATGGTTGAGTATGTACGCAACACCTATCCAGAAAACTATAATGACTGGATTGAATCGGCTGAATTTGTAGCACTACTTGACGTAGTTGCACAATTTGGACATAACTTAGCATACAGAGTTGACTTAAATACACGCAATAACTTTCTAAGTACTGCAACAAAACAAGAGAGTGTTTTTAAACTTGCAGAGTTTTTAGGATACAGTCCTCGACGCAATGTGCCAGCGTTTGGAGAAATGAAAGTAGTAAGTGTTAAAACTAACGAAGCAGTTATTGGTAGTGAAGGTACAAGTTTGGGTGGACAAGATATTAGATTTGAAACCACAACTGATGTAAACAATATAGACAACTTTATTACAGTAATGAATGCAGTATTCCAAACTAGCAACAACTTTGGTAGTCCAAAGAAACAAGTAATGCTAGATGGTGTATCAACACAATTTTATGATTTAAATAATACTGCCAGCCAAATTAGATTTGATATCAGTGGATTTGCAGATGGTAACCAAGTAAGCTATAACTTAATAAGTGTTGACTATGACACAACTTCACAAACAATTGTAGAGAAATCTCCAGACCCACAGAGTAGTTTTGGTATATATTATAAAAATGATGGCAAAGGCCTTTCAAGTAATGATACAGGGTTTTTTGTAGGTGTAAAACAAGGCACACTACAATTTGACGATTTTAATATTGAGAACCCAATAGATAATTTAACATTAGATATTGACACAGACAATATTAACAACAGCGATGTTTGGGTACAGACTATCGACACATCAGGAAATGTTGTGAAAAGTTGGAATAAAGTTTTAGATACCAATAGTGAAAATGTAATTTACAATAGCTTTGCAGGCGGCGTTAGAGATATTTTCAGTGTTAAAACAAGAACAAATAACAGAGTTAGCATTAGATTTCCTGATAAACTATTTGGTAGTTTACCAGTTGGCAATACACGAGTTTGGTATCGTGTAAGTGAAAATAGCACATATACTGTAAGACCAGACGATCTTGTAAACAAAAAGCTATCTATTAACTATGTTGGTATAGATGGTAACACATACAATGCAGTCATGACTGTACAGCTTAAACGTAGTATTAGTACAGCAAGTAGTAGCGAAACCCTAGATAGTATTAAAGAAAACGCACCTAAAGCCTATGCATCACAAGATAGGCTAATTACCTCACAGGACTATAACAGCATCTTACAATCACAAGTGGGTGGTGTTAAAAAAATTAAAAGTGTAAACAGAACATTCGCAGGACATAGTAGGTACGTTGACTTTACAGACCCAACTGGAGCATATTCAAGTTTAGATGTATTTGGTAAAGATGGAACATTGGCTAAAGCTAATGAATTAAATCCACAACAAAGTTCAGCCGGAGAGTCAGCAGCCAGTGTATTTCAAAATTATATAAAACCTATTTTACAGGATGATAACTTTGTTAACTTTTACTATGATAAAGTTTCAGAAGATTTTGCAAGTCTTAAACAAAGTTCAACTCCAG